CAACTAACAGATAAAGAGCTTGCAGATATTGGAATAGCTAGGGCTGACATTGACCGTATGGTCTGGCTAAAAGAAGATAAGACTATGAGAGCGAGAGGAAAGCCTGACGATGAATAATTACCTACCAACTGACTACCAGACTTTTATTGCTAAGTCTCGCTACGCTAAGTACATCGACGGTCAAGGCCGTGAGGATTGGGGTGATACAGTAGAACGCTACATGGATAATGTGGTACGTCCTAAAGCTGGTAACGATTCTTATGTCAATCAACTACGGGATGCCATCTTAAACCTAGAAGTTATGCCCTCTATGCGAGCTATGATGACTGCTGGACCAGCACTGGCCCGTGACAATACTGCTGGGTACAACTGTAGCTATCTACCAGTAGATGATCCTAAAGCATTTGATGAAGCTATGTTTATCTTATTGTGTGGCACAGGTGTAGGCTTCTCAGTAGAGCGTCAGTTCATCCAGAAGCTACCAGAGGTTCCTGAGCTATTTGAGAGCGACACAGTGATTGTAGTTAAAGATAGTAAAGAGGGTTGGGCTAAAGCGTTCCGTCAAGTCCTTGCGCTTCTCTGGGCTGGTGAGATCCCTAAGTGGGATGTATCTGCTGTACGCCCTGCTGGTGCTAGACTTAAGACCTTTGGTGGTAGAGCATCTGGCCCTGCACCTCTAGTTGAGTTGTTTAACTTTGCAGTTACAACATTCAAGGCTGCACAAGGGCGTAAGTTATCCTCTATTGAGTGCCATGACCTTATGTGCTTTATCGGTCAGATTGTTGTAGTTGGTGGTGTTCGTCGTAGTGCTATGATTAGCTTGTCTAACCTATCAGATGACCGTATGCGTCATGCTAAGTCAGGACAATGGTGGGAAACAGCAGCCCATCGTGCATTGGCTAATAACAGTGTGAGCTACACAGAGAAGCCTGACATGGAGACATTCATGCGTGAGTGGCTTGCATTAGTTGAAAGTAAGTCAGGTGAACGTGGTGTCTTTAATCGTCAGGCTAGTAAGGTACAGGCAGCTAAGAATGGACGTAGAGATCCCAACTATGAGTTTGGCACTAACCCCTGTAGCGAAATTATCTTACGACCAAACCAGTTCTGTAACCTGACAGAGGTTGTAGTACGAGCTACAGATACTATTGATGACTTAGAGCGTAAGGTACGCCTAGCTACAATACTAGGCACTATCCAATCGTCTATGACTAAGTTTCCTTATCTACGAAAGATCTGGAACAAGAACACAGAAGAGGAGAGATTACTAGGTGTGTCTTTAACAGGCATTATGGATAATAGATTAACGACCAGTCAAAATGCTGGCCTTGAGAAAACCCTAGAAAGGTTAAAAGATGTTGCAATATCTACGAATGCTGAGTGGGCTGAACGCCTTAACATCCCTGCTTCTGCTGCTATCAGTTGCGTTAAACCAAGTGGTACTGTCTCCCAACTTGTTGATTCTGCTAGTGGCATTCATGCTCGTCACAGCCCTTATTATGTTCGTACTGTGCGTGGAGATAACAAAGACCCGCTGACGAAGTTTATGATTGATAAGGGTGTACCTAACGAACCATGTGTTATGAAGGGTGATACCACGACAGTCTTTAGCTTTCCCATCAAGTCACCAGAAGGGGCAGTCACTAGAAACGATATGACAGCCGTAGAGCAGCTAGAGACATGGTTAATCTATCAGATGTCATGGTGTGAACATAAGCCCTCAGTGACGATCTCAGTACGTGATCATGAGTGGATGGAAGTGGGTGCCTTTGTCTACAAACACTTTGATGAGATGTCAGGGGTGTCGTTCTTACCTCACTCAGATCATACTTATCAGCAAGCTCCATATCAGGATTGTACTAAAGAAGACTACGAAGAGTTATTAGCTATTATGCCAAAGGCTATTAACTGGTCTGAACTTTCAGAATATGAGGATGAGGATAACACTGCTGGTAGTCAGACAATGGCTTGTAGTGGTGACACTTGTGAAATAGTAGATCTAACATGAGTGGGGTATACACATTAGTGGGGCGGGTTGACTGCCCTTACTGCTCTAAAGCTATGGGTCTACTAAGGGACAGTGGTATTGTAGTTAAGTACTACTCCCTTAATGATTCTAAATGGGTGCTTGACTTATTTAAAAAATCTGGTATGAAGACGGTTCCACAGATTTGGGATCGAGAGGGTAATTACATAGGTGGTTATTCAGAACTCAAAACTCACTTGAAAGGGGAATAAATGGCTAAGTGGGACTTAAGCAAGATGGAATCTGATAATGTAAATAGTCCACCACATTACGGACAAGGCACTATTGAGTGTATCAAATACATTGAGGACTTCTTAAGTAAGGATGAGTTTGTAGGATACCTACGAGGGAATATAGCTAAGTACCTTCATAGGTGGCGCTACAAGAATGGCCTAGAGGATCTTAAGAAGGCTGACTGGTATCTAGCTAAACTGATACAGGTGGAGAGTAAGAAATGATAAGCCTAGATCAGTCAGTAGACTTAGTACACTTAGGTATTACACTCTACTTGGTCTGGAAGGTACATAAACTACAACAAGAGGTAGACTATGCTTACTTTACACTAAGTAACCTACTAAAGTCTTTAACCAGTACATTTAAGGCAATGACACAATAGAAAAAGCCCCTGCGTCCAACTAAGGATACAGGGGCTTAAGTTTGTCTGGGGTAGTCTTTTTGTTGTTATTATTTACCGAAGAATTTAGATACTGACCTAATTCCTATGGATGCTGATACGATCCCACCAAGGGAATACTGATACCATGTTGGCATAGTCTCAAGTGCTGCAAAACCAGCTTGCACTATAGCATTACCCCAATCACCACAAAATGCCAGTATCAAGGGAATACTGAAGAGTAGGGTTATCCATTCATCCTTCCAGCTATTCTGTGTAGCTTGTATAGCAGCTAGATCCCAGTCAATCTCACCTGTAAGCTGTTTCTTCTTAATCTCAGCCTCAGTAAGTTTGATCTGTGTCTTACTGTCTATTACACTTGTAGCTAGACCAGCTACACTACTTAAGATTTGACCAATCATTTGCTCTCATTCCCTAACCAAACTGCAAAGGCTCCAGTTAAGGCTCCAGTTACAGTTGCTGTAAGTGCAGTTGCCTGTGATGTCATAGCCTCTGGTGGTAGCGACATAAACCACTCAATCACTCTGATGTACATACCAGTCATAACTAACATCATTAGTCGTGGTAGTAGTTTCCAAGCTAGTATACGTTCCATTGCTGCTGTCATGTTATACCTCTACGTCTAGTATCTTACCTACATCTATAGGTGCTACAATCCTACCATTGGGGCTGTAGGCTAACTCAGCCATACTTCTCTGTCTGTTTAAGAGTTCTTCAGCCTTTTCTTGCCAGTACTTATCAAGTCTTATGGTAACTTCACTACGAGTAGCTGGCTCTACAACCTTTGGCTTATCAGCACTAACCTTAGCTGGGAGAATAGGTGCTGTAGTCACTGTAGTAGCTGTAAACTCAGGTATCTGGTACATCTGGAATGGGAAAGTACCTTTAGCTTCTAATCCCATTATAACATCCCCTTTGATGACATTATTATAAGTACAGCTATACCTGTTATAATAGACAACACAGTTACTGTACCCCCGATAACAACTACCTTCTCTACAACCTCTTGCTTACGGAGCCTCTCAGCAGCTTCTCTCTCTTTACGTTCTCTACGTGTTCTAGCTCTTATTTCCTGTAGCTCACCCCAAGCGGAGTAACCTCTGGTAGCTATCACAATGGCTCTGAGTTCTTCTTCAGCATCTTTAGCCTTCTGTAGTTTAACGAAGGTTTCCATACTGTTCTCATCATCACCTGAGAAGAGACTATTCTTTTTCTTATTGTGGTTGTTCCTTAGTTCATCGACACCATCAAAGAACTCACCTATTTGTTTAGTAACTGAGACAAGCTCTTTACCCGCACTAACAGCAGTCTTGACCGCAGCCAAAGCTGTAAATGGATCTACCATAATGCACCCCTACAATGGAAATGCGGAGCATTGAAGAAATTAGCCTTAACTCCACTGACTTTCAAACTCATGGGCTGCATCAAAAGTATCGAAACTTACTTCCTCAAGTGAAGGTCTTGAAGAAGTACTCTTGTGAACAACCCGACAAAGAATAAACCACTTGTCACCAACTTGCATTGGGCCTTTGATTATTTCTACTAAGTGATAACTACTCATTAGCCATCTTTTCTACTGACTGTCGGATTGCTTTAATGTTCTCATCTATACGGGCCATAGATACTGCTTGTCTTTGTGTAGCATCTTCTACGATAGACATCCTAGACTGTAGACGCATGATCTCTTCACCATTGCGTTCAATGTCTGCCATCATCATAGATACAGTCCACACAATAGCTCCTGCTTGAGCTATAAGACCAAAGATAAGGGTTATAGGGACACTCCTAGAGAGATGCCAATTATCTTCATCCTTGGTCATGCTGGGTAGACTTTACGATCAAGTTCAAAGTGAGGGGCATCATAGAAGCTCTTCCAGTCACCACCCCATACGATGGAAATGTCAAGCTCTTCTGCTGCATCCTTCATGGCTTCAGCCATAGTTTCAAACCTATCTAAGTCTTCCCAATCTACAGGCCAAGGAACCATGTCTACAGCATGGCCTGTGATATGTCTTGAGTTAAGTGTAGTTGACTTACCCTCTTTGAGTAACTGTCTTTGACGATCAATATGACGTATACCTTCGATAACTGTGAAGTCTACCTCAGTGATCTCTATTGCTCTCTTAACTACAGCTTGCATATCAGGGTGAACGCCTGACAAGTTCTGTAAGCTACGTGTTCCTAGTTTATATCCCATTGTCAGGCATCCTCTAATTATGCTGCATCCTTAACTGGTTGTGGTGTTGCATCGACTACCGCCTGTGCCGCTGTACGTTCAGCCACATCAGTCGTAATCAACGGGTTCTCAATGGTTTCCTCTGTAGGCTCTGAGTCACTCATAGGATCATCAGGATAGACCAAGCGTGTGACTGTAGCCTCAACAGGTTCAATGGCTGTGACTGTGATAACTTCATGCATCACATCTTCCATCTCCATTGTTTCTTCGTTGAAGACCTGTTCACCTGTGGGCTGCATCTCCCGTACTTCTGCACGACCATCTGCAACCACATACTGCGCTAGTCGGGCCACTGCTACACGGTAG